GACCAACCCTAAACCCAGCGTTTACCGAGTCAAAAGCGGATGGCTTTATGCCTGTGTCCTCTTGTTTTTGGGTCAGCACCGCCTTGGAGTCGCCAAAGAATTCCAGCACGGCATTCGACACGCCGTCCTCAACAGTCAGCACAATGACGCGGTCATAGTCGTAGAAGTCGATCAGGTTGACCACATCCATCATCACCTTGAGGCTGGAGGCGCAGGCCGACGAGTCGGTGGTCACCATATCCATGTCACCGCAGGACTGGGCTATACGGCCAGCGTAGACCTGCGTCAGGGTGAATGGCAGGAACTTGTAGGTGTAGGTCAGGCGCGAGTCGTAGGGGCGCTGGCCGATGCCAGCAAAGTGCGCATTGCCTGCGGCCAAGATGAAGGCTGTCTTGCCAACTGGGTTCTCACGCAGGTAGGTCAGCAACTCAGGGTCAAGCACCTTCTCGGCCAACTTGTGGGGGACATAGACCAAGCCAGACTTGACTCGGTTGTAGGTCTCAGGGAACCAGTTGACCTTCTGGGGGTAGATGATGTCGTCGAACAACTCGACATTGGTCGTGGAGGCGGTGCGGTAGTGTGTGAGGTAGATCATTTGCACACCTCGGCCACTTCTTCCATCGAGGCAGGCTCTTTGGTTTTGTTCGCCATCACAAGGTCGTGCAACTCCTGCACAGAGGTAGGTGCCCATTCCTTGCTGACTGCGTCCTCAATTCCATAGAGATCATCGAAGTACATCAACATCACCAAACCATCAAGACTGTCCAAGCCGATGTCTTGGAAGGCGTCTGCCATTGAATCTGCAATGGCGACTTTGGCGTGAGCGGGTCGGGCGACCTTGGCTACATGGTTGAAAATTTCGATGAACTCTATCATTGGTCTGGGCCTTCTGTTGGTTGGTTGACTGCTCCGATCAGGGCTTGCGCCCAGTCTTTCCAGTCATCATAAATGTACGGCCCCGGGATGCCCTCGTTTGTGAACACATCTATTGCCTTTAAACCAGAGGCCCATTCCTTCCAATCTGTCTGCTCGTTTGGTATAGCCAACTGCTGTCCAGCATACGCCTCGCACATCAAACACGCCCATGACTGGAATGTGTGAAAGCGAGGATCGTAGATGACGGCAAGTGCCATTAGTACGGCCTCACATCACCAACATCCGCGTTCAAGATCACCTTGCCAGTCTGGTAATCGCCACCTGCTGTATTTGAGGTAAAGCGCAGGCGCAACTCCCTGCGTTGCTCTCTCATGTCAATCTTGCTTGTGTCTGGGTTGAATGTGAATGCCGCGCTCTCTTGGTCTGTTCCTTGGGCAAAAGGCTTACCCGTCACCACCACACTCATCTGTCCAGACTGAATAAAGTCAGGCTCAATACGCTCAAGTCTGAGCCAGCGGTTGTCGCCCACTGGGGAGTTTTGCGACGGGCCACCAGACACCCAGCCAAGGTCGTTGGTCTCAAAGTAAGACTCAATCGCCAAAGAAGCCAATCCTTGTACAGCATCAACACCAATCTCGTGTTGCCACAAACTGGTGAAGTTCATCAGGGTGTTAACGGTCAACAAAAAACCAGAGCCAACAGGCAATGCCGCAGACAATGTATTGCCAACCACATACCCAGAGCCACGGTTCACAATGGTCACGCTGGTCACAATACCGCCAGTCACCACAAGGTCAGCAGTTGCGCCAGTTCCCGCCCCGCCCGTCAGGGGCTGGGCCAAATATGTACCATTGGTGTACAGCGTGCCGCCAACATAAGAGTAGGCATTCACGCCACCAGCCACATTGATTTCCCAGCCAGCGTTGATTGGGTAGTGGAACACCTGCGAGAAGTAACCAGCCGAGCGGCGTGCGCCCAAGGCTGTGCCAGAGTCATACCAGCAGTTCTCGCGGATGTTGTAGATGATGCAGTCGTTGCATTCAGTTGACGATCCGCTTGGGTAAAACCACCAGATTTCGCCAAAGCGAGGAACCTTGGTGGCATAAATCTTTTGACGCTGGTCGTAGTTCAGGTTGTCAAAAAAGTAGTTCTGGTTGAAGGTGTTCGGAATCTCTTTCACCACACCGTTGTACAGCAAGAAGCGGTCAACACCACACCAGTAGTAGATACCGTCATACTCAATCACAGACTGGCTTGACAGGATAGAAGACTGGCTGGAAATCAAGTCATACCGCCAGTAGAAGGTCTGGGGCGAACCCGCGACCGTCACGGTGGTTGGCGTATACGAAACGCGGATCAGAGAGTCCAAAGACCAGAACAATCCAGAAGGAGCGTTCGAGCCGCCTCGAACAGGCAAGCCCTTGACCACCTTTGTGGAGGCCACATTGGTCTCGTTTGAATCAGCAGACACCCAATTAGCAGGGTCTCCTGCGGCGCAGTTTCTGATCAGGCCATTGTTGCCATACACAAACACATAAGGGTGCAACACCACCGCGCCACCAGAGACAGACACATTGTTGTCAAAGGTCACGGTCACGGTTGCGCTGGCAGTCGCAGGATTTGAAATCACCACGCTAGTTGTGCTGACAGACACCACGGTTGTGTTTGCGGGGATGCCAGCCCCAGTCACGGTTTGACCTGCGCCAACCAAAGCATTGGCGGCAGACAGGGTGATGGTTGTGTTGGTGTTAACTGTGGTTGCGGTGGCCGTGAACACGCCAATTGCAGACATGGTGGTGCCAAGCGTATCGCCGCCCAAAACAGGTGTGTTTACATTGCTGTCGATGTAAAGCAGGTTCTGCCCCGGGTGCCCAATCAACAACTCATTGCCACTACCTTGGGAGTCAAACAACGAATCAAACTGCCACAAGTTGTATTGGTTTGGCGTGAAGTTTGTCAGCGTGAAATCAGTGATGCCAGTACCGATACCCACATTGTTGATAGGTAGCACCTGCACACCATCGGAGTAGCCGTTGTAGATGTAGGTGTAGGCGTTCTCAGGCAACACATAGATGCCACGAGATGGGCCAGCCAAGTCGTCCACAATCTCTTTGTAGCCTGCAATCTTGCGAGGGCGTCCACGCTGGAAGCGAACCCAGCGGCCATCGCTGTAGAAGGTTTTGTCAAACTGGGTGCCGTCGCGCTGGATGCCGGGTTGGCTATCAAGGGCAAAAACTTTTTTGGTCATGGGAATGTACCCCCCTTGACGCCGCCAGTGAAGTTGCCGACACCTGCAATGTTGAGGCCCGTGGCCGTCAGTGCAAATCGGTTTACACCTAAAACAGCGATGTCAAACTCACCAGCGCCGTTGCGCCAGATACCAGTGTTTGTTTCTGCCGCAAAGTTAATCGCAGGCGTGGTCACCGTGCCGTTCACCAAGTTAAGGGAGGTGGCACCTGCCTGCACGGTGTTGGCGTTGAAGAAGTTGGTTCCATCGCAGACGAGCGTGGCCTGTTGCCCCGGGGGGATTATCACCGTGTTGCCACCAGCCGCGCTTGTCTTCACCGTCAGCGTGAATCCATTGTCCACCGTCTGGTTGGAGATCACATACAGCGTCACCACCTGCGGGTAGACGGCAATCACATTTGCCACCAGATTGCCCACATACTCCTGAATGGTGTTCTGCGCCTCGTTGGTTGTCAGCGTATAGGTGCCACCAGTCACAGGCTTGACCAAAGCAGTAAACGCAAACGAGGAGTTCACGCCATAGCCAATGGTCACATACTCTGTGCCAGTACAAACCAAGAAGGCCGATTCGTTAGGCTGGAATGTTTTTGAGACTAGGCCATCAAGCAAATCGCCACCAGTGGTGGAAATCGTCATCGTGCCAGAGCCGTTGTTCTTGAATAGCGTGAACCAGTTATTGCCAAGCGAAGTAGCCAAAGGCAAAGTAGATGTGCCAGAGCCACTAGACCACACCTTGGTTTGGGCGCGGTCGCCAGCAAGGTAGGTGTAACCGTTTGTGATGCTTTGCGATGGGTGGCTTTGGTTCAGCGTCGTGGAGATGGCAATCAATCCAAGACCAGCCAAAGCGTTGGCATCAGAACTTGAGGAGCCAATACCAAAAGCAATCACGCCCCATGTGCCGTACACATCAGGGTTGTCAGTGATGTAGATGTACTGCGCTTGACCCGCAGGGATCGAGACAATCGTGCCATTGCCGCCAAAGGTCTTGACAGTAAACGCCACCGCGCCAACATTTCGTATCAGCGCATCAGTACCCACAGATGTCTGATTTGCAGGTGGCATATAAAGATTAAGGCCAGCAGAAGTGGCCTGAACATTCATAATGCGTGCCGCAAAGTCTGAGTTTGTCTGGCTGTTTGACGGCCAGTTCAGTTGCGTATTGGTTGTAAGCGTGACGGCTCGAAACGAGACATCCGTTGGCTGGATTACATCCCCAGTAAATGGTGAGATAAAACTCATGGTCAGGTATCCAATACTGCGGCTTGACGGTCTCCAATACGCTGAATGTTCTCTGTCTTCAGCGTTGCAATGATCAAATCATATTGCTGTTGCCACATAGGGGTGCGCTCGTCGTTCTTGAGGAACGGCATAGCCTGCAACAAAGAACCGTACAAAAGGGCTTGCGGGGCGTACACGGTGAACCAGTTAGTTTGGTTTGTAGAGTCCAAAGGCTGGTTGCGCTCGTAGTACAAAATTTCGTAGTTGTACGCCGCATTAGGCGTGGGAGAAACCAGCCAGTGCGTGTAGTCGTAGTCAGCGTAATACTTAGGGACATCAGTCGCTGTGGTGCTAGGCCAATACTCTCGGCAATACTCGTAGGTGCGGAGCAATACTGGCTGGCGCTCACCAGCGATGGTGATGTTCATGGAGACTGTTTTGTGCCAGCGGGCTGGCTTTGAGATCACTGGGTCACCCAGAGTCATCGTCGAGGTATTTACAGTCAGGTTGCCCAAAAACTTAATTTGGCTGGCAATAACCTGTTCCGCCAACATAATGAAGGTCGGAATCTTATCAAGTGTCTGTGTGTCGTTACGCTCCAGATAAGACTGGATGTCGGCCACCAAACTGTCATAGGTCATCACAACGGTTGTGGTCATTGCCTTATTCCTTTTTATCCGACATTGCGCTCAAAATGCGGGCAATCTACCAGCGATTTGAAATTACCACCCCAACGATTTTTAGGGTGCATATTTTCCCAATACGCGCCCAGCGGAGCAAGGGTTTCTTTGTTCCAGATTATCTGCCCATCCTTGAAAAAGTTCAAGTCGATGGCGCACCTTTTCAGGTGAATTGAATTCATGGTCTTGGAGCGGCCAGCCTTGACATGGAGGGCTTGCTGTTCAGGTGTGCGGGCCAACTCCCCACCTGT